TCTGCTGGGCGGCACAGTAACGTTTAGTGCCGCGCATGGCTGGAACGAAGGACTGATCTATATGCTGCTAGCCGTTGTGGTGGCGATTGCGGTCAAGTAACCCTACCAGAACACCTCCATCTCCTGTGTGCTCCAGAACTCCGACGTATTGTTCGGGAGCTGACGCCGAATGATATACGGCAACTTCCGCTCAGCAATCTCTTGCTTGGCAACTGTCCACACAAACATGGGGTCAGATGTCTTCAGTCCCTTCAGGTCAATCAGCGGCTTGGCACCCTCGGCAAGCTGCTGGGCACGGACCGCCATCAGCGTGGTATACTCATACTTGGTGAAGTACGGCTGCGTAATACGAGGATGCTTGATCATCTCGGCCACTTCTGCGCGAAAGACGGGCTTCACTTCGGGGTGGAGATCCATTATACTTACACTCTGTCTAGTAGTTCTTTTGTCCGTTTTATCCAAAGACGCATGCCGGTTCTTAAGACCTCTGCATCCGACTATACCGCATTTGTTCGTTCCGCCGCTGTTCTGCCCACGAATGGAAAGGCAGCAAAGTCCACCGTGACCACCGTGAATACAGCTGTTGCAGCCGTCGTGGCTACAGCATCCAAAGTCGCAGCAACGGCAACCCCGACCAAGGCCATTGTCACGGTTGCTTCCAAAGTCACAACCACGAATAAAAATACCACTCACTAATAATGCCTACCCTCTCTGCATCTGATTACACTGCGTTTATCAAGGCCCAGGCTGCGTCGCTGGCCTACCGCAACGGCGCGATCCCCAAGACAATTCAAACTAGCGCCCAGCCGTTCCCGGTGCAGTCTGCCCTGAATGCCCGTCTTCTTGCTAGCCAGGCCGCTCTGGTCGTGACACCGGGCAATGCTGCCATTACTGGTACGGCTCGTGTCCGCCCCCACACTGGAAAAGGACCCGTGAACAACCCGAAAAGTCTGTCTACTGTTCACAATTCTACGAGCACCACGCAGAGCTCGGGCAAGTTCCCTCAGGTCGGCGGTCTTCCCCTGACATCGGCCAAGTCCGATGGTGTCTATGCCCCGGTCGCCCACCTGGCCCGCGTGGATACCAAGGCGACTGGCGCGTATGCCGCTGCAATCCCCGCCACCGGATCCACTCAGCTCTACGTCCTTCAGGGCGGCAAGGCGTCGTAAGAGGGTCCACGTCCCCCAAGGGGTCCTACGGTCCACGTCCCCCAAGGGGGTCCTAGGGGCCCCGTGCGGCCTGCTTCCACGTTGCATCACACGCTGCACACTGGTACATCCAAATCACATTTTTGGCATTCAACTTAATGCCAACAATGTTAGACTCCTTGCCCCTGGTCGGACAGACAACGCTCGGGCACTTCATATTTGTGAACCGAGGCAGAGTAGGATCGTGCTTGAGATAGGGATTGATGGAATACTGGATGGACGTATCCTGCAGGAGGTCGTGGTCGTAGACAATCGGGTTCGCCTTGGTAATCGGCTCTTCATACTCACACTGCCGACAGGTCAGAAATGCGGCTCCGGCGCGCTCCTCAATGCTATACATCATATTGTCACACTTGATACAGAACTTCATTGTGATTAGGTCTGCTTACTCTTTAACGCTTCCGTTTTTTTCAGCGTGCATCCGCGTTCAAAATGGACGACCAGCCACAAAGTAATCGGCCTTAATAGTATCCAGAATGCTCAAGTCCAAGCTCAAAGACTTTCTCGACGGCACCGGGAAGGAGACCGACAGCGATAAGAAGAAGACTGGGCGGGGATCCAAGGGAGAGAACACCACGCACAACGGCATGTCAGGGGGCGCATGGTGCATTCCTGATGACGATATCGCGGAGTTCTATAAGCTCTACTGCGATTACCTGCGAGACAATGGCCCCCTTCACATGACAGAGAAGAGTACGCGGATCGGTGCAATGCGTATTGATCTGGACTTCATCTATTCGGGCGCAAAGGAGAACCACTTGCACACACAGGACCAGGTGGTCGAGTTCACAAAGGCGTACATGGACGAAGTGAAGAAGTTTGTACGGATTCCCGAGGCAGTGGAGATCTTCGTGTCAGAGAAGCCGGAGCCAACGTATTATAAGGATAAAGACCGGTCCAAGTCCGGGCTTCACCTTGTCGTCCCTGCAATCAAGACGAACCGGTTTGTGGAGGAGGCGATTCGCATGAACCTGCTAAGTCGCATGCCGGAGTTCTTCCCTGATCTCCCCCTTGCGGATGAGTGGCGAAAGGTCTATGATCCGTCTCCACTGACACACACGAATAACTGGACCCTGCTCGGGTCAAAGAAGAAGGAGGGAACGCCGTATCAGATCAAGTATATCTTGGATTGGGATCCCGCCACGGGCGAGATGAGCATTGACAATGATGTTCCGCTAATGACGACCCCGGATCTGCTTAGAAAGATGTCGGTCCGGTCTCCGCCGTCTGAAGAGACCGCGATGACAGACTACGCATTGGAGTTGCTGAAGAATCGCATGCAGAATGCCGAGGATGCGAAGGTCTCTGGAGGCAATGCCCTTCAGCCGACCCGCGGTCGCCAGGCCGTTCGCGGCGATATGAACTCTCGCGGTTCGTCTCCGGATAACACTGCATACCGTCAGTCATTGACACCTGATATCCTGAAGTATCTGACGGATCACGTGTTTAACCTTGCCGAGTTCCGATTCAAGGAATATAAGGATTGGATTGATGTGGGTATTTGCTTGAAGAATATTCACCCTGAACTTGAGAGCGTCTTTCTAGAGTTCAGCAAACAGGATCCGCGCGCCAATGATCGCGAGATTACCGCAAAGTGGAATTCCTTTGGGTGGCGCTCGGATGGAGCGCGTCTGGAGCTGCGAAATCTGCTGAAGTGGTCGAAGATGGATAACTTCACGGGATATGAGGCAATTGAGAAGACGAATATTGGTCGGCTTGTGAAGGAGGCAGCCGAAGCAGGCACGGAACATGACGTTGCGCAGGTTGTCTATGCAATGTTCCGCGACAGCTTCAAGTGCGCCAAGTATGGAAATAATACGTGGTATCGGTTTGACGGAAACAAGTGGTGCGAGACTGATCATGGCGTGGCTCTACTGAAGCTGCTGTCTGAGGATGTCCGCAAGCAGTTTCGCGAGGGCGAGAAGGCTATGATTATTGCGATGGAGAATGCAGGCGCTTGCATTTGCGAAGGGAAGGAGACGAACCCAAATTGCGATTCGTGTAAGCACGAGAAGGAGAAGATGAAGTACGTTGCAATGCAGATCAAACTGAAGACGGTCAAGTTCACGGAGAATGTGATGAAAATGAGCCGTCTGCTCTTCCTGGACGAGGAGTTTGGCAAGAAGCTGGATGAGAACAAGAACTTGATTGCATTTGCGAATGGTGTCTTTGATGCAACGACGATGGAGTTTCGTCAGGGGCGTCCGGATGACTGCATCAGCTTCTCTACGAAGATTAACTACGATCCCGATCGCGAGTACTCGACATACGAGTGCTGGGCGGAGATTGACAAGTTCCTGCGCGACGTCCAGCCAGATACCGAGGTGCGAAACTACCTGGTCCGACGTCTGGCTACGTGCTTGCGAGGTGGTAACGATGCACAGAAGTTCCACATTCTCACGGGTGATGGTTCAAACGGTAAGTCCATGCTGACAAATCTGATGAGTCTGACGTTTGGTGATTACGCTGGCAAGGTCCCTATCTCTCTACTGACGCAGGGCCGTGCCAAGTCGGCTGCGGCGGCACCCGAGGTTCTTCATATGAAGGGTCGTCGATTTGTTACGACGCAGGAGCCCGATGAGGCTGTGCCCCTGAATACCGGACTTATGAAGGAGTTTGCCTCGTGCGAAAAGATGGCGTACCGCGGTCTCTACAAGGACATTACGGAGTTTGAGATGCAGGCACAGATGTTCTTGAGTTGTAACGAGATGCCAAAGGTGGGTGCAACAGATGGCGGTACCTGGCGCCGTCTCTGCGTGGTGCACTGGCCGTCCAAGTTTGTTGCGAATCCGACGGAGCCCCATCATAAGCCACTTGACGAGTCAATCCAGCAGAAGGTCATGAGTGAGGAGTGGGCAACGTGCTTTCTGGCGTATCTCGTGGCGCTGTATCGTGAGGGTAATGGTTGGCGTAAGCTCCCTGCTCCGAGCAAGGTTATGGCCTACACGAATGATTATCAGGAGGACTCGGACGCGATCGCCCGGTTCATCCGTGAGTATGTCGCGCCTCTCCCAGCAGGAGAGGTGGGTGATGCTGTGACGACTGGAATGATTTATGCTGAGTTTCAGCAGTGGAAGCGCACAAATGAGGTCACGAAGGGTTCAACGGTTGAGCTCAAGAAGCGGCTGGAGGCTACGTATGGACCTCACCCTAGGAACGGGTGGACTTCCTTCCGCTTCGGCTCTTCTTAGATCCCTTGTGTCCGCGACGGTGTGTCTTGCGACGGCGACCACCCATGGGCGGCGCGGGTGTTGCGCCCACAACCGGCGGCTCCATCACGGCAGATGCCTGCGGTACGGACTGTTGCTGACCCCAGCTAAAAGGATTATACCAGACCATTTATCTTGACGCGTTATTTTTTACCGTTTACGAGCGGGCAGCGCCGATGCGGGAGAGGACATAGGTGCGGAGGAGGCCGATCGTGAAGATGACCAGCACGAAGGAGATCACCAGGTTGACAAAGGCGGACAGCACGTCACCGACCTTGAGCGTCACGCCACCGATCGTCACCGTGAAGGACGAGACACCCTTGCCGGCCGCCGCGGCGGGGGCGAGGAGCGGCGTCAGGATGTCATCGGACAGGGCCGAGAAGAACTTGCCAACGACACTGCCAAGGTAGAACGATGCGGTAAGTATGATAATATCGCGGGTGTCCAACATGTTTGTTTGGTTAATCTCTTAGATTGTTTTTTGGGCGGCTCTCTTTTCCTTTGCGCGTTCATTGGCTCGGCGACGCTGCTCGGCGAACTTCTCTGGATTGTTTAGGCGCCATTGTCTTACACGAGCGCGCTCTTCGTCTCCTTTCCTCTCTCGCCGAAGTTTTCCGTATTCCTTGTCCATCTGCTTCTTCTCCTCCGGTGTCCGGAGCGGAGTTGCCTTATTCAAGCAGTTGGGGTCGGCAATGGCTGCGCATATCTCGGCCTTCTCCATTCCAAGTAGATCTGTATCGGATACATCTTCAAGTTCGGATAGGAGTTCGATCTGAGCATGGATCCATCCTACTCGATTGAAGTAGACATATAGAGGCGTCTTCTGTCTTACGGGGTCCTTCGACTTGGAACGGTGGTTCTTCAACCGCATAGCAAGCGACTGTCTAGTCGAACCAATATAGAAGCTTTGGTCGGTGGTGCTGACGATCTTGTAAAGACGACCAATCATTATATAGTGTAGTATATAACTGTCTATATGGATACTAGATTTTTTGGACCGAGCGCATGGCAGTTATTTCACTTGATTGCCTTTCGGTCCGAGCACCCCGACGACGTACTGAACCAAATGAAAGACGTACTTCCTTGCAAGTTCTGCCGTGCGTCTACCACAGAGTTTGTCCATAAGCACCCGCTCCAACCTTCGGGTTCCGGCACCCTCCGCGGCGACCCGGGTCACTGGCTCTACGACATTCACAACATGGTGAACCATAAGCTGCGGTCCCAGTGCAAGGACGACCCGGCGGTTGTCAATCCTGGACCCGATCCCTCGTTTGAGGAGGTCAAGGCACACTACATGGGGTTGAAGCCCAAGGCGGTACCTGGTGCCGATTTTCTGGGATCCATCGCGGCGAACTATCCGGATGACCCCGAATCCGAGCAAATGGCAACTCAGCGTACCTTCTTGCATGCGCTGCATCACGCCTACCCGTTTCCTGAATTGAGAAAAGTGTATGCTGCCTATATCACCGAACATGAACCTGAGTTGCAGTCTCGCAAAGCGTACATGAAGTGGATGCATGGTCTGTTGAGCGCCCTGTCAAAAAAGGTAGGGCGGCCGATCCAGTCCTTCAAGGGCTGGGCACATCATCTTGCGTATTTCAAGAGCGGTTGCTCTAAAAAGACGTATCATGGAAAAACATGTCGTAAGACAGCTGGAGGTCGCACGAAGGACCGCGATCATCGGCGTACATTCAGAATTGTTCATCGCAGGTTACTTATAACTTAATCTCTTGAGTTACACAATGGGGCTCGTGCTGGAACCGGAGGAAGAGGCTGCGTTGTTTCTGTATATTATAGACGGCTGTAAGATCGAAAAACCCGATTGGACGGTCAGAAACTATTTGAACTATCTCGACGAGTACGATCGCAGCGGATGTAAGGTGACAATCCCTGCGATCATTGAAAAGTATGGTAAGGTTGTCAATGACATGACCTATTATCGTGGTCATGGTAAATTCAGCTTTGAGCAGACCCAACGAGATGCGGATCGCATAATCGCACCCGGAATGGCAAGCAAAAAGTTCTTTTCTGTTTCATGGGACATTGGCTCTGCAAAGACATTTACCGGAAGGGGTTGCTGTCTTTTTGAGATCACTCTCAAGAATGCCAAACTCTTGCAGCTTGATACCGTTTCGTTTGAACGAAGTTTTAAGGGAGGACTGTATCCTTCAGAAAAGGCTGATGAAGTTGGCAAGGAGAGAGCCCGTCGTAATGAGAACTTGATGTACTTACTCAACTACGATCATGAGGTCCTTGTGTTAGGAGGTGGGGACTTCACACCCCTAGGAAAGCCCATAATGAGGGGAACGATGGAAACGTATGTAACGACCTATACAGGTAAAACGATGGGTGGTCGGAGGCGGCGCACGTATCGTAGAAAGATGAGCCGGAAGAGGAAGACTACTTCATCTTAGGCTTGGGGTTTGCTTGGGTATGAACGTGTATTCGGGCATGCCGTGCAGAGTAGACGTCGGCCTTCTTCTCCTTGGCGGTCTTCTTGAGCTCACGACGTGTCTTGGGCGGATCCATTGTAAGATCTGCTTACTTTATCGCCTGACTTCCGTTTTAATACATCTTGCCACCGCGACGCGTCTTGCGGCTACGGCGGGAGCGACGACGGCCGCCTACGGGGGCGTAGTCACGGAGCATACCAGCCGGGGGGCTGGCCGCCGACGGGCCGGAAAACGCGAGGTCCTGGCTCTCGCTGAACGGCTGAACGTCGCCATCGGCACCACCCGACATCTTGCCCTTCTTGTAGGTCTTCTTCGCCATCTTCAGCACGTCGCCGAAGCTCTTTCCCTTGTGGGCCTTCATTGTCGCCTTAACGTGAGAAAGCCACTTGTTCGCCATTTTGTTTATTCGGCGAGAAGTTATTGTAATCCCACCGGTTTTTCAACGAACCCCGGGGCGACCCCTGCTCCAGAAAAGAGGAGCCATTGGCATCCATACGCAGTCGCGATACGAGGGTCCAGCGTCTCCTTGCCAAAGTTGGGGTCAGGGGCGACAATTGAGATTGCATTGCGATTGTAGGCTACGAGCTCGGTCTGATCCCGAGGGTGCATGGCTTGTCCATACAGAAGGCGACGCACCGTAGACTCTCCCCACGACAGGTTGACCAGATCTCCCAGCTCATTTCCCTGCGCGCTATCCGACACAAGGATAAGTCTGTTCTTCAGGTCGTCCAGGGGGGTTGTCACGGTGACATGGTCTACCAGGTGACGATGAACGGTAGTCTTGAGGCAGTGCGCGGCCTTGTTGAGGGTGACGGTGTTGGATGTATGGAGCACAATGGAGAGAATGAAGGGATCGGTGCTTGCCTGCCAAGCCTGGATCAGGTCAGTACACACCGAATCAAACGTCCAATAGTCCACAGTATAATCGTATCCAGGGTTCAACGGGGCCTTGGCTACAATTGGCTTTCCATTCTCATCCGCATAGAGATGGACCTCAAGCAGACGCCGTCCCGAAGAAATCACTGTCGCCGGATCCTCAAAGACACCACCGGCAACATAGTAATCGCAGAGCCTCTTGCGACCAGCGGCTGCATTGTCTTCGGCGTCAATTCCCTCGTGCCAAATCGTGTAGCCCAGAATACCGATCAGTGCGGCGCCAATTGCAAGCTCCATTACTTCTTCCCAGTTTCTATTTTTGGAGGAGTAAACAAGATCTGCCGAAATCCATTCATTACATCATCCGGAATACGGGCCTGCATGGGAATTTCCATCAGACACGCATAGTGGAAGTACAGGCAATACATTCCACATTCCGAATCCTTGAACTGGTGCCGAGTGGAGTTGAAGCTCATCTTCATTGGCTTCTTGTGGATACCCGTTGCATCCCACTGTGCCTTCCAGCGACGCATGAGCACCTTGATCTCCTTCTCGGGTTCATGGGCGTACGAATCAAAGTACGTCACGCGGGGATACTCAAGGTCAGAGCGCACATCGCAGAACAGAGCAATCCAGTGCTCACCAGGTCCATCGTGAGGGTCTGTATTGAAGACAATGCCAATCTGTTCATGGCCTTTTTTGACCAGCTCAGGCAACTTCATACTGCAGAGCGAGCTGACGACACATTGCTGAGTCTCGCTGCGAAGATCAAAATCAATGGGAATGGATCCGACATAGAAGTACTTTGCAAAGAGTTTGGTGTAGCTCTTTTCTACTTTGTCAATGTCATCCGACGACAGCCACTCATCTCGTTTCACCGTCCATTCCTTCGGAGTCTTGGGTCGCTGCATGAGGGAGGCAACGATGCACTCGGCCGATCCCGTGGAGCACTTGTCAGCAAGGCGATGCTGAATGTTTGTCCATACCTCCTCAGGGGTTCCCTTCGGCACAGGGTCTTCCTTCGGGTGCTCCTTGTTGTAGACGGTGCGCAGACGCTCAATCTCCTCGGTATCTAACCAGGACATTCCTTGTTCTAAAACGGATACTATTAAGTCAGAGGGAGAACAAAACAAATGGAGTCCCTCAAGCCAATCCTCTCTGCATATGCCGGCGTTCAGCGTCAGATCAACGAGATCAACGTTCAGGCCAATCATCTTCGCGACGAGCGTCGCACAATTGAGTTGGACCTTGCTGCAGTCTACGCAACGTCTCGGGAGGAACTCCCCGACAAGATTAATCTTGCAACTTCGGGGATGACCTTTTCGGTGAAACGACCTAATCAATGGAAGAAGGGATGGTCATTGTCTAAGAAGGAGCTGAAGTCCTATTTGGATGAGCTACTGCCTTCGCAGGCAGAGACTATCATGACAGAGATTGTCAGACGGCAAGAGGAGAAGATGGTAGAGACAGACTACGGGTTTGAGCTGAAGATGAAGAACTAGACACTGCGAGATCCGCCTCAATCTCTCTCAGTGTGTCCTGGATCTCAGCAAGATGCCGCTTGGCCTGCTCGATATTCTCGCGTGGAAGGAAACCACCCCGGATACGAGTAAGATTACACACAAGATGACCATTGGTGCTCAGCAGACGGGTAGCCAGGATGATTCGGGCCTTGACCATCAACGTGATATGAATATCACACACATATTATTTTTAAGTGCCATCATCTTCCCGATTGGCAAAGTAGGCCGCCAGCTTTTCAGATAAACCCTTGGTGCTGAACTCAAAGACGCCAGTCCAGTTCGGGTGCATAACTTTCCGAATGTCCTTGATTCCATCTAGAATGGCATGGCGATCCACATATCGGCGATTGACGTGGGTTCCGTGCCACATGTGAAAGACGGGCCCCGATGTGCAGGTAATTCGCGGCTTGGGCAGCTTGTCAAATTCCGTGTAGGCTGGGACCAGCGCGGGCTTGAGGTAGGTGGCGGGAAACTTGACGCCCAACCACGCAGCGGCCGACAAGGTATCTCCGCTTCCCGTAACACCGTATCTGAAGAAGCCCACCTTGCGGAACCACGACCGACGGAAAGCCCAAGCAAATCCAGGATGGAGCTTATGGTCAAAGGTTTTTTCCCTGTTCATGTAGATCACTGATTCGCGGATCTGCGTGGCCTTTGTGTAGGTAATATCCATCCACACTGCCGTGGTAAAGGGCTGAACGACATCGTGATCGGACAGGGCATCCGAGACCTCGGAATACCAATTCGGGTTGCCAAAGACAATATCGGCATCCAAAAAGAGGACCTTGGAATAATACCAGGGGATCTTTCGCTCCAGCAGCTCGCAGAGGTTCTCCTTGTGAAACATGATGGACTTGGCGTAGACGTGAAAGGCATCCTTGATCTCCGGCTCTTGCCGGTTGAACACGAGCTCCAGCGTATAGACCGGAATACCTGCCAACTTCAGTTTTTCAAGAGTATAAAAGTAGTTCATGAGCATTCGCTTGGACTTTGCTGGATTGAAAAAGACAAGGCCGACAGCCATATCACGCTTCCAGGGCGACTTGTATCGGACATTGGCGATCTCAATCATGGACCCGGGGTCCTGCTTTGGGGGAGTATCGGGTAGCTCGGTATAAGTCATTGACTGAGCGGCCCCCATTGTGTAGGAAAATGGATAAAAGTTTCATCTGGAAATGACAACGCAGATGACCGACACGTACTCTCCCTACAATGCCCGTAACCGCTTCTTCACCGAGAAGGATATTCATGCAATTCTACACCGTCATGGGCTACCCCATTACCGTGTAGCAAATGCACGTGTCTTCCAAACTGCAATGGTTCACACCACCTACGTCAAACGATCAGATTATGTCACGCCCGATGGACGACCGGCATCTCTTGCTCCGTGTCCTTCTGGCGTTATGCCCCTGCAGGATGAATCGTATGAATGCCTTGAGTTTGAGGGTGATTCGGTCTTGGGCGTCTGTGTAGCAACGTATTTGCGCCGCAAGTATCCGGAGAAGAAGCAGGGGTTTCTCACAGATGCTCGCAAGGAGCTGGTGAACAATGAGCGCATTGGAGCTCTGTGCCAGCATGTCGGACTAGATGCCTTCTATGTCATTTCTCGTCATAATGAAGAGTCGGTGGCCATCAACGGGCGTCGGAATATTCAGAAGCTCGGTGATATCTTTGAGGCCTTTATTGGCGCCTTGTGGACGGATTGTGGAAATCGGTTCAATATCGTCTATGCATTTGTGACGACCGTCATTGAGGCATACATTGACGTTCAGGATGCCGTGACCACCGTGACAAACTACAAGGATATCTTTCAAAAGTACTGTCAGCGCGAGTTCGGGTGCACGCCAACCTACATGATGCTGAGCCCAATGAAGGACAGCAAGGACATTCGGGTTCTCGTCATGGACGGGCCTTCCATTCACGGGCGAGGACAGGGACCGACGCGCAAGAAGGCTGAGCAAATGGCCGCTAAGGAGGCACTTGAGAAGTTCAACGTCCCCCAGGGGGTCCTTACGCACGCTTTGCCTTCTGCGTAACGACTCGCCCCTTCCTGCCACAGCTGAATTTCTTCAGCGTCCGCCCCTTCTTCTGCAGAACCGACTTGACGCAGATTGCAATCGGTCCCTTTTCATTTTTGACCGTCTTGCGCACCTTCTTTATGCAGCTACAAAAGCGTCGGGTGAGACTCTTCATTGTGTCAAAGGCAGAAGAATATATCCTCGCAAAGAATAAACTAAATGGGCGGTGGTCTTCTTCAGCTCGTTGCTTATGGTGCGCAGGATGCCTACATCACTGGAAATCCCCACATCACCTTCTGGAAGGTGCTCTACAAGCGTCATACGAACTTCGCGATGGAGGCGTTTCGCGTGAACTTCACTGGCTCGCCTCACTACGGACAGCGTATGGTGGCGGTCGTCAACCGCAACGCCGACCTGATGTACAAGACGTACCTGGAGGTGACGCTTCCTGATACGTCTGCATCGGCGGTCCAGGGTGGTGTGGCGGTGACGTGGACGGGTGATGTGCAGCGCCGTCTGGGATACACCCTCCTCAAGAAGATTGAGGTTGAGATTGGCGGTCAGATCATCGACACCCACTATGGCGAGTGGCTTTTCCTCTGGGAGAACCTGACGTCGAGCTATGACAACTCGATGAAGCTCGATGCGATGGTTGGCGGAAACCTTGGTGGCTCGGTCACGACGGCGCAGTCTTGCGGTGGTCGCCCGGGCATCCTCTACATCCCTCTGCAGTTCTGGTTCTGCCGTAATCCGGGTCTGGCTCTGCCGCTCATCGCCCTCCAGTACCATGAGGTTCGCCTGAACGTCACTCTGGGTGCCGCGACAGACCTGGTGACGTCGACGGGCTACAGCTCGGTCGCCGCCGCCGCTGCCGCTCTGCCCCAGCTGAAGGATATGGCACTCTACATCGACTATGTATACCTGGATGTGGATGAGCGCCGTCGCTTTGCTCAGCAGTCGCACGAGTACCTGATTGACCAGCTCCAGTATGGTCTTCAGCAGACGCTGACGAATGCCAACACCCGCATCGACCTGACGCTGAACCACCCGGTGAAGGAGCTGGTGTGGGTCTTCCAGGATGCGCGCAAGACGGACTGCGGCTCTACGCTGACGGCGAACGTGGGATACACAACTCCGTTCAGCTACGATGATATCGCCGACCGTTGCCGTCTGCAGATCAACGGACAGGATCGTTTCGACGAGCGCTATGGTGACTACTTCTGGAAGGTCCAGCCCTACCAGCACCACTCGGGTGGCGCCTTCTGGCCCACTCGTCTTGCGTCGACGGCTGGTTCGTACAACAACCCGGCTGCGACTGTGGTTTCGTCGGCGACGTGCTACATCCAGGGTAACCTGCTGCTCGTGCCCTCGGCGGTTACCTTCGCGGCGGTCGTGGGCGCTGCGCCGGCGTCTTTCCTGCTTGCACCTCTTCAGGATAACTGCCTGATCACGTCGGTTGTGAACGGTGTACCTCTGGAGACGACGATCTTGTCTGCCGGACAGCCTGTTACGTCGACCGCGAGCGGTTCGTCGGTGACCTACGGTGCGGGCACGGGCGGTACGGGTGTGTACGTCCTCAGTGAGAATGTTGGCAACAGCACGACACTCACTCTCTCCACCATCTATGTGACGCAGCCGAACAACATCAGCTTCCCGAGTTCCTTCAACCCTATCAACGTGTACTCGTTTGCGCTGCAGCCCGAGGAGCACCAGCCGTCCGGGACGTGTAACTTCTCGCGCATCGACACGACCACGCTCGTGTTTGACAGCATCCGTACGGCGGGCTCCACGTACCCGACCAAGTCGACGCCGTTCAACTTCCGCATCTATGCCGTGAACTACAACATCTTCCGCGTGATGAGTGGTATGGGTGGTCTGGCGTACAGCAACTAAAGTCGCTTCCTTTCACCAACTAAGGATTTTATTGCGGAATAGCAAATGCCTTCGTTTATATTTACGTTCCCTGCTACAAGCCCGAGTGGGAAGCCGACGCCCACTAAGGAACAGCTAGCTACCACCGAGAGGGTGCTGGGTAGACTCATTGGTGCAACTACGTTATCTCTTAGCCTTGCCAACAATGGTGACGATACGGGTGTATTCACCGCGACCGGAACCACAGATAACCTCGGAGATTTGGAAGAGAAGGTAGACGAAGCGCTTGACGATCTTGCTCCGATTGCCGGTTGGGTTGCCAGCGGTCCGATGGAGGCGTTTGGTCAGCCCGGTGACCCCGAGGCTCCTGATGGTGGACGCCGTCGTCGCTCATCGTCCAAACGCGTCCGGAAGGTCACCCGTCGGCACCGTCACCGGAAGGGTTCTCGCAAGCTCCGTTCTAAGCTTCTCTAGATACAGAATCGCATCCATGTGCTCCTCTTGCGCATGCACAATCCACTCAAGTATAGAAAGATCCTTACGATCAAGGTTCGTTCCATACTTTGCTTGCCCAAACTCCGACCGTTGCTTGAACTTCTCAATCACGGCGGTTACAATGCTGTCCATTTTTATAAGTAGAGGTGTCAATGCTGAAAGTGTTTCTCGTTTGCTTGGTGGTTGCCTGTGTGTTGATTGTCCTTTCCAATCCAGTTACCTATTTCCGGAAGGAAGCCCCGACGACACGTTTGTATTCGGAAGGCACCCGTGAAGTCCTAAGGTCTGCTGGACCATTATCGGTGCCGGTTGACCCGGGCCAGGGCATTTTGCGTGGTCTCGACCAAGGATATGTCCCATTTCGTGTGAGATGACATACTGACGGTATCCATCCAAATTCTGACCGCTTCTCTTTGCCCCGTGGCGCCATCGCTGCTCGTTGATATGCATCTGCTTGCCGCCCAACTCGGCACAGGACAGAGTATGATCGCATCCGGCTGCCACCAGTCCCTTCAGAGACGACAGATGGATTGTCACGTGCGGCCTGGACTTTACTTGAACAAAGCGATATCCTTGCGACTCCCATCCGTCCGGATCGGCGAGGCAGATGGCGACCTCTTGCGCAAAGTCTTTCAAGGGAAAGTTCACATCGGGATCTACGACCACTGTATACGTGACCGTCTTCATTAAAAATGAATGCGATTTTATAACGGTAGCTGGAGGTAGAATGGCCAAGTGTTCTCATTGCAAGAAGAAGACCCATCTGGAGTTCAAGTGTCCCTGCTCAACAGAAAAAGTGTTCTGCGTCAAATGCCGTGCGACAGAAACGCATCAGTGCACAGTTGTGTACACCCCACTTGAGTTGGTCAAGGTTGTCGCTGAGAAGGTTGAGAAGATCTAGTCACCTCCGGGCGGAGCAATGGGCATGAACTCCATGAGAGCATCCATCACGCGGGTTACCCTTGCAGTGGTCAGATTGAAACGGTTCATCACGGATGCGACGACACCGCCATCCCGCTCAAGAAACTCTACCTCAAGCACTCCCTCGGTATTGTAGATTTTTGCGTGCCATGCATCAGGGCTAGATACGAAGTGGGCTTGGAATGGAGTACGGCTCAGCTCCACCTCCAGGTTGTAGTTGAAGTCGGCGTTGATCTTCGTGATTGCGTTGCGAATGTTGGTGTCCATCTTAGCAATGTAAATCCCCAAGCAAAAAATCAAATCCGTTTTGAATACAAATGTACTTTCTTCTTGAGGCTCTTCTCGTTGGCCTTTTTCTGCTGCCGGTGTACTGGGTCGCCGAGAAGGCGGGGTTCTCCAAGTGGGTAACCGTCTTTCTTGCAGGCGCGCTGTTTCACATCACAGCGGAACTCACGGGTCTGAACAAGGCTTATGTCTTGACAAAGGGCTGAGCGATGTACGATGCAATCACATCGTAGGGTGCCACGCACTCCCCCGTAAAGTAGAGCGCAAACCGATCAAGGTACTCTGTGTCCTGGAGACAGTACTGAATGACTCGAATGGCATGCTCCATTGTGATATCTTCCAACGGGGTCGTGTCCCACGAGTAGTATGGGTAACAATAGTTCAGCCGAGTTCGGGACGGGCAGTTGTAGGGAGTGCACTTGTCAAATGCGTCACGCAGCATACGAATGGAGATCATTTGCTTCGGGAGCTGCTCGAGAGTGACGTTGCGGTGTGCCATGGTGACCACTGTATTCATAGTTGCATATTTTGAGATCCGTTTTTCGTCACAGTTTAAAACGGAAGTTCTGACATCAAGACATATATCTACAAATGCTTCCGTTAATCAAGTGGAGTGGTGGCAAGCGCGACGAACTCACGCACATCTCTCCCCATATCCCCGAGTTTACCCGCTACATTGAGCCATTCATTGGTGGAGGCGCACTCTACTTTCATCTTGCACCTCAATCTGCAGTGATTGCCGATGTCCATCCAGACCTGATTGCCCTGTACCGCTCAGTTGGAGCTGGACATGGCAAGGACATTCACGAGTTCATGGCAGCTCATCCGAATGATAACGAGGAGTATTATCGTGTTCGCGACGGCCCCGAGCCCACGAATGATCTCGAGCGCGCTTGCAAGTTCTACTATGAGCGCAAGACCTGTTACCGTGGGATGCTGCGATACAACAAAAAGGGTAAGTTCAATATCCCCTTTGGCCGTTACAAGAGTGTGAACTACGAGGACCTTGTCGATCCCAAGTATGAGGAGCTGTTGAAGCGAACAGACATTCGACTAGGCGGGTTCGAAGAGATCTTTCGCGACTTCGATGATCCGGGAAACTTTGTCTTCCTCGATCCACCGTATGACAGCACTTTCACTGACTATGGGTACTGCACATTCGGACGCGAGCACCATCAGCGCCTCGCAGAGTGCTTCAAGACCACAAAGAACAAGTGCCTGATGATCATTGGCAAGACCCCGTTTATCGAGGAGCTGTATGCCGGCTACATTCGGGGTGAGTTTGCAAAGAAGTACGCCTTCAAGCTCCACTCGGGTCGTGTGGGCGACGAGATCAACACGGTGCATCTCATCATCAAGAACTACTGACCGTCCAAAACGGATTTGGTGAGACCAAAAAAAATGAGAGGCAGGTCTCCAACACACACTCTAAAATGGCAACCAACTCATTCCTCCGCTCTGCGCTCGTCCGCACCTACATCTCCAGCCTGAAGTCCAAGAGCACTGAGGACGCGTCGAGCCTGTGCTCGCTCCTCACTCGCAAGGTCTCGCAGTCCACAAATATTCGGCTCGGAAACGAGTTGGAGTCAATCCTCAACCTGTATGCCACGAGGCATATCAATGCCGAAGATCTGCGTCCCAAGAAGGCCAAGAAGGGCGAGCACCAGCGCGATTGGCTGCGCAGGATGGCACGGGCCATCATCTACGGTGAGTTCAAGTCCAACATTAATTTGGATACTGAGAAGCGCAAGGCCACGATTGCCAAGGTCATTGCAGTGAATGAGGAACTCGTGGAGGCCTACCCGGAGAACGCGGTGCGGCCCTTCTTAGTGTCGCTGCGCTACCTGCGCGTGGGCGACATCCCGCCGCTCATGGCCAAGTCGTACGGTGATGTTAGGCTCATCGGGGTTGCAGAATTCTTTGAGGACGTTCTTGAACATCCGATGGATGAACTCAAGAGCTACCCTGCCTACACCGAGTTCCTGATGGCGATCGTGGATCAACTCGAGCCGGCCGTCTGAAACCCGTGACACATGTCACAACCCAAAAATCTTTTTACATCGTCTAAAATGGATTTGATCTGACCAAACAAGACCGTCTTAGGTCTATCACAACAACGATATACCTACCGCCTTCAACTTTCCTCTACAAACCGAATCAGCCACCTTCCTACACTCTCTACATCATCAAGATGCCTGCTCTCTACGACATTGACACACTCTACGAAATGTGCGAGCTCGAGCAGACTTCATTCGACTCGGTGCTGGATGAGCTCGTCGAGCTCGGTCACGTGCAAGAGGAGACCACGACTGATGGCGCAACCTACTACAAGTCCCGACAGGGGCTCTCGTGGTCGGATGTGGTCCATATCGACTCTCCTGCCAAGAAGGAGATCCTCCTCTGCCTGATTGACAACCCCAAGACGTTCTTCGTGCTGTACAACACCCAGAAGGGAAAGCTGCGCATTGCGGCGCAGGAGATTCACTCGTGGGCTGCCGTTCCGGACAGGCGGGTCGTTGCGTTCCTCATGGTGGACAATGACAAGACGCTCGCCGACCAGTCTGCGGAGGGGCTCTTTGACCTGATCGGACCTGTCGGCAAGAAGTTTCTGCTGAGCAGCAACACGGCAGACAATGTTGACGCCATCAAGTCAAAGGTTGACTCGTACGCAGCATTTGGAGGAGAGATGCCGGTGATTGTGTTCCTTAACAACTCGAAGCAGATCGAAAAGGTTAAGACTCTGATGAAGCACATCCATGATCGCATGACAACTGGCCAGGCACCCGGACTCCGCTACGGAATAGTGTTTGACGAGGCCGACAAGGTCTACCCGCCCTGCCGCGGGCGCTTTGCGGACCTCCTCGTGAATGACGATCGCGCCCTCCACCGCTTGGGCTTTGTAACTGCTACGGAGGGGGACCTGCTGGATGCAGAGTACCCCGAGTGCGCAAACGCCTACATGTACCCGGTCCCAGCCGGGCACTCTGGCTACCGGGCATTCCACACTGAGGATGCGGAGATCAAGAAGGTTGTCCACCGGACCAAGGACAACAATGACGCATATGCGGAGAGCATCCTAGAGACCAACCAAGAGCACTTCAGTGGAACGGTCACGCTCAAGAACGGCACGCAGGGGTTCCGCAAGGTAATTGTCAATAGCGCGGCAAAGCGCTCGTCAATGACAGAGTTCGCGCGCCGCCGCAACGCCGCGGGCGCCTACGCGGTGACGGTCAACATGAATGGGATCTGCGTCTACCGCCCGGGACACGAGATGAAGAAGTACTCAGCCAAGGGGCAGAAGTTCGGACAGCTACTGTTTACCGTCTACGTTGAACTTGGCCTCCACGACAAGCCCCTCTTCTGCATCGGTCGGCGCAAGGTTGACCGCGGACTTGGTTTCCACTGGGCTCCTCGTGACGGAAGCGCTGGGCTCATCTGGACGGACATGATCTTGGGGCGCATTGACGACAAGAACTCCGCTGTGCAGAAGGCTGGCCGCCTCGCCGGAGTTGTGGAGCAGTGTCCGCAGTACCCGGGGAAGCTGACGTGGTGGACTGATGAGAAGACTGCTGCCCTCATTGTTCGTCACAACAACATCGTTGATGGCGCGGGCGAGAAGCGTGGTTGCTCCGCGCTGCAGGCTGTCAGCCGCGCTGACGCGGAGGAGCCCGTCCTTCGCGTTGCGAATGAGGAAGACAACTACACGGTTGTTTGGCGAGAGTTCGCAACATTCGCCGAGGCTAAGGCATATGCTCCCCGAGTCCGCCAGCCGAAGGCCGATGCAGATGGGTTCCTGCTGTCAGCCCTGACCAATAAGGCGGCGCGGTTGTCGTACAACGATGTGATGGGAGTGAAGACCTGGAAGAAGACGGCTGGCTTCTGTATCTCGGACAAGCTGCAGGTTGGCGGCAGCACGTTCACGATGTATACGTGCTATCGCAACTCGGCTGACAAGACGACGGTTGTCTTTGTGGTGGGCAAGCTCACTCGCACCGTCTAAACATAATATACACTCACTACTCTCACCAATTACTCAATCTTTTTACATCCCCTACACATCCCCCAACAACGCCAAACATCGTCCAAAATGGATTTGAACCCACCAATAAACAACATCTTAGGCGCCCACAACCACACCACACCACCCCCACACTCCACAACCACCCCCGAAAAATGACCCCTGAGGAGCGTTCGGCCGCCACGAAGGCCCGCTGGGCCGCACTCAGCGACGAGCAGAAGGCCGAGCGTCTGGCCAAGATGCGCGCGGGTCGCACGGCCGCGGTGGCCCCCGCCGAGGCCCCGCTCAAGATCAAGAAGCCCAAGATGACTGCCGAGGAGCGCTCGGAGGCCGCCCGCGCACGCTGGCTTGCCCTCTCGGACGAGGACAAGGCCGAGCGGCTGGCCAAGATGCGCGCCGGTCGCCCGGTGGTCGCCCCCAAGGAAGTCAAGGTCAAGATGACCAAGGAGGAACGCGCGACCGCGACCCGCGCCCGCTGGGCCGCGCTGTCCGACGAGGACAAGGCCGCACGCATCGCCAACATGGTGGCCGCCCGCGCCGCCGCCCGCGCAACCGCGTAGGCACCCACGCAACCCACAACCAAAACACAATACCATTTTTCATTTCGTATGCGGTCTCTGGGCCCTCACAGGTACCCACCATCGTCTAAAATGGATTTGAAAGTGGCAAGGAAAGTCATCTCAGGTCTATCAACAATAAAAGCATATACCTAACACTCTCTCAACCTTCTGCCATCCAACTCTTCACCCAACTTCAACCTTCAACCAACCTTCAACTCATCCTCCGCAGAGATGGCCCTGTGCCTGGTGCCGTTCGCGGTTCGCCAGCGCCGCCGCGGGCTTGTGCGCGACCCCGCGGTGACTGGCTTCTTCCAGTGGGTTCCCGAGGGACAGACTGTAGCAGACCGCAAGAAGAAGGCGCAGATCCGCAAGGTCGATCGCGTTCTTGCCGTCCTCTCGCGCTTTGTCGCCAAGTGCGCCCGCATCCACCGCTTCCGCAAGGTGTTCCCCCTTGAGACCGAGGCGTGGTCCAACATCATGGAGCGCGAGGATATCCGGGTTGCCGCCGACCGCGCGGCCCGCCTGCGCGACCTGATCGTGATGCCCGAGGCCGCCCTGAATGCCCACTTCCGCCAGCAGATCGCAAATGTGCAGGAGATCGGGAAGCTTTGGGATTTCATGGTGTTCATCCGGGCCAAGCGGGCACAGCGCCTTGCCCAGATCGAGGAGAACCGCCAGGTGTGGCACGAGTTGAACTTCTCTGCAATCGGTCTGTCGGTCCGCACGAACGCCGTCCAGGCCAGCGCATTCACGGTTGGATCCACGGTGATCCAGCCAGTTGGTGTGGTTAACGAGTGGGTGCCTATGAGCTTCCACACCATCGCCGCGCCGGTTCAACTGCACAATACTATGCGCGCGGCTCCCGTGCGCCGCGTCACGGGCCGCTTCTCTGCCCTGGACTCGGATGACGAGTAAGAGAACCGCAAAGAACACAAACCAAACAAAAAACAACACTGTTTTTCGTTTCGGGTCTTGGTTCCCTATAGGTACCTGCGGGCAGTCTCTTCGCCGACTTTATACCTTTTTGCCCCTTCCCTTCTTCGCGCTAGGAAGCTCAACTTGAATGTCTAGCGTATCCAGTTTGTCCTTCATCTCTGCTGCAATCTTCCCAATTTCACTTTGGAATTCGCACATGGACGCATTGATTACACCCTGTGTTTTCGTCCACTGAGTTGTTAGTCTCATGACAAGAGCCCATCCATTCAACAGTACCCCGCGCGCATTACTAGACCATGTCTTGAGATCATCGCCTACACTCAACTCCCGCATATTCTGAAGAAGCTTAATATACTTGCGCCACGGCTCAACAACCGTTCCTACGACCAACTGAAGTCGCTCAATCGGGTTTTCAGCTACATTATTCATATAGACGGCCACCTTGTCATCGCCAATGATCTCAGTTTCAACCCAAAACCGACTGTGATTTGGCACGTGTGTCCTAGTACAAAGCAGGATCGCAATCTTCGCATCCTCATGTTCGGCAAAATTATCGTGGAACTTCTTTACATCATGGATACTGTGTAGCCTACCATCGTGGTTCTTTACGTCGATCATGATGGTCGTATCATCCCACACTAGGTGCCTATCCATCTTGCCTGTCTCACCCGATGTGTCAACAATGGTCGCTCCAAGAAAGGCAGTTCGTAACCACGTATCCACCATTTGCTCCCCGGCATCGCCCTTGTGCGAACTTTTATTCATAAGTGCCTCGTGGCTTGACTTCTGGTCGATCTTTGATTGAAGAAGGCCGCGCTCCTGCTCCAGCTGAGCTGTCTTGACACGCATGTATTCAACCTGCTCTGCAAGAGTGCTACGTTCGCGTTCAACCGCAGAGAGCATAATCTTCTGCTCCTCAATCCACTCCTGTCGCATCTTCTCAATCTTAGACTCAAGTCCTGACGCATTCAGATTATCCATCGCCATTTGGCGCATAGCCTGAATGTCACGGTCCTTCTGCGCGATCAGTCGCTGCGCTTCCTCGTCCTTCTGCAAAAGCTTCTGTTCTGTGTCTCGCTTGAACGCCTCCAGCTCCTGCTGGGTCTCATCAAAATTCTTTTTCCACTTGACATTGAGATGATCGTGAAGCTTATCCTCGCCTAACTGGTGCTGTCCTTGAACTAGCTCGCTGCCCCATCGCAGCGCATTCATGATGTCAACGCTGCTCGCAGTCGCGTACCATTCCGGAACGACAAGGTCGCCAAATGGGCCACGAGTATGCCCGACCCCAGTTTGAGCTAGTCCGGCAATTAGCTCGCGCTTCCTATCATCCGGACACTGAACCCCCGATTTTGTCTCCAGTTCCTCAAGACTCTTCAACGGATTGTCTGTATCTATCGCCTTTTCCCATCCCTTCTTGTCACCAGTCTTTACTCGAAACAGCAATGTCTTAACGACGCACCAACTTGTCATGATATATATTATTGCCTGCATTGAACCGTGTAAATCACAATCCCACCAATGGTGGCATCACAATCCCACCAATGGTGGCATCACAATCCCACCAATGGTGGCACCATATCCTTTGGGGGAGGGTATGGCAAACTGTCATTTTCAACCTAAAGTCGCGCGGCTATATTAAGAGGAGTAATAAACAGT